CAAACTTATCTCTGTTGTTGATGGTTCAACTAATAAAGTTGTTGCTTGGACTCCAGCAAATACAACTATTAAAAATTATACTGCTGATGGAACTGCTGTTACTTACAGCCACGTAGTTACTGCTGGCCTAGATACCGCAACACTTGCTATTACAACCGATGGTGCACACTTGTTTGTTGCTGACAATGACCATATTTATTCAGGTGAAATTGCAAATCCAACTGCTGGATACTCAGAATACTATGCAACTGGTAGTGAGCGAGTAGTAATGGCTTGGGTAAAGCAACGTCTAGTTGCTTGTGTAGGTGCTGGAGTTTATGAATTAACTGGCTCTAAAGGAACATCACGTGCCCTACCTACACCTGTATATACACATCCTAATGCTGATTGGGTTTGGTCATCTATCTCTGAAGGTGGCTCTGCCATCTATGCTGCTGGTTACCTTGGCGGTAACTCTGCCATCTACAAGTTTGTTCTATCTACTGCTGGTGTTATGCCTACCCTTACATCAGGAATTGTGGCAGCACAATTACCCGTTGGCGAGATAGTTTATAAGATTGAATCTTACCTTAATTACCTAATGATAGGTACTAATAAGGGTATGCGTGTTGCTACCATCTCAGATACAACTGGCGACTTGTCTTACGGCCCACTTATATTTCAAGATACTAATGGTGTTCGTGATTTTGCTTTCCGTGACAAATATGTATGGGCTGCAGGTACAGTTAATAGTTGCGCTGGTTTATACCGTATTGACTTAGGTGCAGAGATTGAAAATTTACGTTTTGCTTATGCTAAAGATGCTTACCTCAGTACCGCTGCTGGTTATGCCACTAGCGTAGACTTTGTAGGTAACACAGACCAGATAGCATTTACCACATCAGGTAGTAATGGCATAGCCATTCAATCAACTACAGTTTTATCAACATCTGGCTCTATAACTACAGGCAAAATTAGATTCTCTACCTTAGAACCTAAGAACTATAAGCGCCTTATTGCACGTGGTTCATTTACAAATGGCACGCTTACTCTCTCATCTCTTGCTACAAATGCAGGTGGTACTGATGTTCAGTATGACCACATAGGTTACAACTCTGGCGTAGAACCAGTAGAAGTAACTACAACTCAACCTGAAGTAGCACAAGAGTTCCTTGCATATAAGTTTACATTTGACCGTGATACTACAGATACTACTGCTGGTCCAACCTTTAAGGGCTATCAGGCTAAAGCAACCATTGCTACGCCACGTCAGCGTATTATTCAATTCCCTGTCTATTGCTTTGATATAGAAACCGATAGATTTAATACCGTAATAGGCTATGAAGGTAGAGCATACGCCCGTATGCAACTACTAGAAGAGATTGAAAAGACAGGTGACGTGCTCACTTGGCAAGACTTGACAACAGGAGAATCACAGCAAGCAGTAATACAGCAAGTTACATTCACCCGTATGACTCCACCTGATAAGCGCTTTGATGGCTTTGGTGGGGTTATTAATATAACTATCAGAACGGTATAAAATGTCAGCACAAGATTGGGCTGCATTTACTGTAGCAATTTTAACTATAGTGGCTGGGTTTGCCACACTTGTACGATGGCTAGTAAAGCATTACTTGTATGAGTTAAGACCAAATGGGGGCGGTTCTGTGAAAGACCAAGTGAACCGATTGGAAGAACGCGTTGACCAAATCTATCTCCTCCTCTGCGAGAAGGAAAGCAAGTAAGTACGCAGTATTCTTTTTAATTTTTGGCACTTCATTTTTCTGGAATCCATTTGCTAACGCAGTCCCACCAGAGTTAATGGTTAGAAATGTAACAATCATCTGCGCTAATCCTGCTGGAGAAACACATACTGCGATGATAGGCTGGGATGCCGACAACTCTTACTTTAATGGCAAGGGTGACATTGCAAGATTGTATTGCGAAGGTGGTTTCGGTGGTCAATGGACTACTTACTTAAGTGATAACTATTCAGGTGTAGGAAGATACTACAATGGAATATCACCTACTCCTAATGTGACTCCCAATCCCGATACCCAGACTGTTCAATCTGAAACCGTGACTGCTTCGGAGACGGGGACTGCTCCTTCGGAGAGTGCAACTGCGACAACTTCCGATAGTGCAACAGTCGTTGATTCTCCAACCGTAACTTCCGATACTCAGACTGCCACACAAGAGACATCTTCTGTGACTTCCGATACTGCAACACCTGTACTACCAGTAGAAACATCAACGGTAGATACCCAAACAGCAGAATCAATTCCAACACCAGTCGTTACCCCTTTACCTGAGCCAACCCCAATAGTACAGCCTGAGCCAGTAGTGGCACCGCCACCTGCTCCTGCTCCAGTGCCAGAGCCTACCCCAGACCCTGCGCCTGAACCAGAACCTGAACCTGAACCAGTGCCAGAACCTGAGCCAGAAGAACCTCCTGTGCCCGTTGAGGAACCACCTGTAGTTGAGGAACCACCAACGCCAGTTGAAGAACCTCCTGTGGCTATTGAAGAGCCGCCCGTTGAGGAAGAAGAACCTCCTGCAGAAGAAGAAGCACCACCTTTGGAGGAAGAACCTGCTCCCGAAATAGCACCTGAACCTCCTGTTGAAGAACCTGAACCACCTATGGTGGCTGAAGAGAATGCAACAGAAGAAGAGAAGGCTGTGGTTGCACAAGCAATTATTGAAGCGGCTCACGGTGAGCCAGTCACAGCAGAGGCAATCCAAGCAGCAGGTCTTACCTATGCTGACTTACCACCTGAGACACCAGTTGAAGTTCGTCAAGATGAGAACGGAAACGAAGTTGTTATTACTGCAGAAGTTGCTGCTGCTCTTGTAGTTCTTGAGAGTCCAGCAGCATTACTTGAAGCAATCTTTACAGACCCAGCACAGGCACTACTTGCACTCAGTTCTATCGGTGCTGATATGAGTCCTCAGGAAAGAGCAGAGTCTGAGAAGACTGTTGTTGCTGCAATTATCGTAGGTCAAATCGCTGGACAGGCTGCAGTAACCGCTGCTGCTGGCGCTGCAGCATACAGGAGAAAACCATAATGAAGAAATTCTTTTCAGACATAGCAAATCAACTATGGACTTTTCTAGGTATGTTCATTGCCTGGGTAGTCCTTGATGGTTCTGCAAAGACAGTCGTTGGTTATGCCATCGGTGGAACGCTTTTTGTCTGGGCAATCACGCTCAACATCAGAAATATGAAGGACGAATAATGACAGTTGAACACAGCCAAAATGGATGGGTTGCATCTAAAGATAAAGAAGCAATCAAAATTAAACACTTTCCTGTTGCAGGGACAAAGATTAAATTACAGTGCAACGAGATATGTGGCCCAGTATTAGCAGCCTTTGCTGCTGAGTTTCACACCACCGTAGAACCTCTTGAGGTTGGTGAGTTTGATGACTGGTCATATGCATACCGTCAGGTTCGTGGTAAGACAGAAGATTTATCTAACCACTCATCAGGTACTGCGATAGACCTTAATGCAGCCAAGCACCCGCTTGGGAAAGAAAACACTTTTACTCCTGAGCAACGCAAGACACTAGATATTCTTTGCAAGAAATATGGGTTGCGTGCTGGCTACACCTATAAGACTCGCAAAGATGATATGCATTTTGAAATAGTAGAAACACCTGAAGAGGTAAAAGCACGCGTTATCAAGATGAAACTCAAATAAAGGAACCCAAATGAATCAAGAAAAAATGAAGCAAGTTGCTCTTACGTATCTACGTTCTGCAGCAGCGGTTGCAGTCGGTCTTTATATGACTGGCGTTCACGACCCTAAGACACTGGCATCAGCCTTTGTTGCAGGATTAGTCGGTCCAGTCCTCAAGGCACTTGACCCATCAGCAAAAGAATTCGGCGTAACCAAGAAGTAAACACCCTCATATAGGCCCCTAGCAGGGCCGTAGAGACACGAGACCCTCAGGTCATAGGTAATCCTATGGCTTGGGGGTCTTTTTCTCATTGGTGTGTCGTTTTGCATTAGGTGTAGAGTCTGTGTATAATTAATTATATTATAATATATATATAGGCGCGGAGCGCCTTATATAATATAATAGATTTAGATAGTACCCTTGTTTTAAGTACCCTCCTGTCCTTGACAGGGGTACTATCTAACAACCTACTAGACGGAGGACAAAATGCGTAACCCATTTAGAAAAAGAACACAGACACTTGAATCTCTGATTTCAATTTTGCTAACAGAGATTGATGAAATAGCAGACCTGATTGAACAACTTCGCAAAGACTTAGAAGATTTAACTGACTTTGTAGAAGAAAACCTTGATTAAGTTAGACTCATACGAGTTACCTGCTCACGTAAGTTACTCAGCATTTACAACCTATCTGACCTGCGGGTATCAGTACTACCTAGGCCGACTGCTACAGGTTCCTGAAGAGCCAAGCATTTGGTCAGCAGGTGGCAGAGCATTTCACCACGCAGCAGAATTGTACGACTATGACAATGAATGATTTATGGCTTAAGGCGTGGAATAAAGAAACCGAAGGACTTAACTTAGAGACTGCTCGCAGAGCAGGAAGAGCCACCAAAGATAATCCGAATAAAGAAGACGGTGCTTGGTGGTATGCCAATGGTTCCAAGTGGGTAGATAACTACATACTTTGGCGCAAAAACAATCCTAACTGGAAAATCTGGACAACCCCTCAGGGTGTACGTGCTATCGAACTGGAGTTAAACCCAGTAATTGCAGGAATTCCTGTCAAGATGTTTATTGACAGAATCTTTGAGGTAGACGGTAAGTTAGTTATCGTTGACTTGAAGACATCAGCAAGACGACCAACCTCTGACCTACAACTAGGCTTCTATAAAATAGGAGTTGAGATGATGCTAGGGGTTGAAGTCAATCTCGGAAACTACTGGATGTCTCGTGAATCGGGGACAGGAGAGATGATTGACCTAAGTAGATATACGCAGGACACGCTTGAATACTTTGTTGACGGCTTTGACAAGGCCCGCAAGGCTGGTATATTTCTACCGAACCTACAATCGTGCAGTTACTGCGGATTAAAGCAGCACTGCCAATTCACAAAGGAATAATAAATGGCAACAGAAGACTGGAAGTTGCAAGTCTCTTACAAGACTAGCAATGGAGATATGATTAACGTTCGTGCCAACACGGCAGATGAACTATCAGTACTGCTTGAAGGTGTATCAGATTACTCTACACAGATTGCAGCAACAGCACGTATGCTCAATGGTGCAGCAGTGGTAGCCCCTTTGGTGACCACTACTTCAACTCCCGCCACCGCGCCAGAGAGTACCTTCGCACCCTTCCAGGGTCAGGTTCCATCCGCTACGGGACCGACGTGTACACACGGGGCACGCAAGTTCCTATCGGGAGTCTCGAAAAAGAACGGCAAGCCTTACGCGATGTGGGTTTGTCCTCAACCGCAGGGAATGGACCAATGCGCACCAGTCAACGGTTAAACCTTGACATCTAAATAAGAATTGGT